GCCCGAGGAACTGGCGCGGTGGCTGGTGGACAACAAGGCCCACGCGTTTGGCAGCAATACCGGCAGCTATAAATACTGGCTGCGCCTGGCGCGCGGTGGATAGGAACTGTGATGAGAACGTGTGCTACCTGCAATGCCAGCCACAAGAACACCGTCGAGCGCGTGCTGCGCTGCATGGGGTGCATTGCAAAGCCAAGTGGCAACACCAACTGGCAACCGATGCGCCAGCTGTTCCGCGCTCCGCTTGAAACTACTGTCGGGCTTTTTGGAGAATGAAATGGATGAAATTGTTGAGTTGAACGAAACGGCATTGTGGCCATTGGCAGACAGTGACGAGCACGCTAACGGGTGGATACTTTCGTGTATTTTTCTGCGAGCGGTTAAGGCCGCCTGTAAGCGATACGGTGAAAACGTGAGCATGGAAGAAGTCGAAGCCGTCTTGCTGGCTGCGCAGATAACAGCACTCATGTCGCCCAACGCCGCCGATAAGGAGCGCGCGTGACCAAGCCAAACGAAGCTGCGCCGGCTTTTCGCGCGCTCCGGTTGAGCGCCGTTGTTAGAGCGCAGGATATGGAGATAGGCATGACAGATAGTGAAATTTTAAGAAGCGTTGGACTCGGTACATTGCTGGACAACGTGGATAACAACCTGATTGGGCGCTGGATGCTGAAAGCAATGGCGCAGGCGCGGACAGCAGAACGAAATGCGTGTGCGACGTGGTACGAAAACGGCGGCCTTGATGAGGCCAATGTGGCGGATGCCATGCGCAAGCGCGCTAACGTGTAGTTAGAGGGGAATCATTCGTGAACAGCTTGCACGGCTTGCTGGTTGAGAAGGGAACAAGATGCTTGAACTAGACAAGATTTACTGTGGCGACAACTGCGACTTGCTCGGGCAACTGCCGCGCGAGTGCATTGATTTGGTGGTGACAAGCCCGCCATACGATGACCTGCGCACCTACGGCGGGCACTCGTGGGATTTCTTCGGCGTGGCGTGGCAACTCAAGCGCGTGCTGAAGCCTGGCGGCGTGATTGTTTGGGTGGTGGCGGATGCGACTAAGAACGGCAGCGAGACGGGAAGCAGCATGGAGCAGGCGCTGCACTTTAAGCGGCTTGGACTGAACTTGCACGACACGATGATTTATATGAAGGACTCAGTTCAATTTCCAGACGCAAACAGATACGGCCAGATTTGGGAATATGTGTTTGTGTTCAGCGCGTCAGCGCCAAAAACGAAGAACATGATTTGTGACAGGAAAAATGTGAGTTTTGGCCGAACTGTGACAGGTACAGAAAGACAGGCAGACGGAACAACAAAGAAAGCTGCATGTTTTGGGAATTATATAAAAGAGTTCGGCCAGCGGTTCAACGTATGGCAATACGCGACCACGAAGGGCAATGCAGAGACAGCGCACCCAGCGCCATTCCCGCAGAAACTAGCGAGCGACCATATAGCAACATGGAGCAACCCAGGCGACTTGGTTCTTGACCCATTCAGCGGCAGCGGCACCACGGCAAAGGCAGCGAAGGAATTGGGGCGCAGGTTTTTGGGGCTGGAGATCAACCCAGAATATTGCGCGATTGCAGAACGGCGGATAGCACAAGAGACCCTTGGGCTTGAAGCCCTCTAACGCAGAAGTAAGGGGCGGCGAAGCCGTCCCACTGGATTGACGGGTTAGGGGTTGACGATGAAATACACAGCTGTTTTCAAGTGGCCGAAAGGCGAAGAACCAAGGGTCGGCAAGGGTGACGGCTGGAAAGGCGGCGAGCTTTGCGCCGTGAGTTTCAGCGACGCGCTCGACGAACCGGATTTGTGCTACGACGACAAGCACCGGGCCGCAATAGTGGCGCTATGGGACGCGCTGGAAACAATCCCTAACGCCGGAATTAACCGCGCGGCCGAAGGCCGTCCGGTGGATGGTGTACGTGAATTGTCACAGGATACGGACTAGAGACAGGAGGATTGGCAGTGGAAAACGATCTTGATTTTGTTGGCTTCCCAAAGCTCGCTAGGCTATCAAGAGAAATTATAGTCAGTGAGAAGATTGACGGCACGAACGCGCAGGTTTGCATTGGCAAAGATGGGGCGATTTTGGCCGGTAGCCGCACGCGCTGGATTACGCCGCAGGATGACAATCACGGTTTTGCGGCATGGGTAGAAGCACACCGCGACGAGTTGCTGACGCTTGGCCCCGGAAGGCACTTCGGCGAGTGGTGGGGCGCAGGAATCCAACGACGCTACGGCCTGAGCGAGAAACGGTTTTCGCTTTTCAACGTACAGCGATGGGCGCTCCACGGAACTGAGCCGCAGCGCATTGCAACGGCAGACCCGTGCATTGAGAAATGGCAGGACGTGTTGCCGGCGTGCTGTGGACTTGTGCCGGTGCTGTACCAAGGCCCGTTTGACACGGCGGTCGTGGATGCTTGCATTGAACGCCTGCGGCTAACTGGCAGCGTTGCGGCTCCTGGCTACCAGTCACCCGAAGGCGTTGTCGTTTTCCATGTAGCCGGCAACGTGGGGTTCAAGAAGACGCTGGAGAAAGACGAAATGCCGAAGGCGCTTGCTTAACTGCAAGCGGCATAACGCCTAGTTAGCAGGCAAACGGTAAATAGGAGTGACTATGTTTGAAGAAGTGACCATCGGTAAATGCAGGTTGATCCTTGGAGACTGCCGCGAAGTTCTGCCGCTACTGCCGCCTGTCGATCTGATTTTGACCGACCCGCCGTATGGAATTGGCTACGCGGCACAGCCAACCAAATGGAGCAGGGACAACGTGGCGAGGAAAGCCGAAGACTGGGACGATGAGTTGCCCGATGTTCTGCCCATAGTTGCGAAAGGGAAATTTGCGATGGTTTGGGGTGGCAATCATTTTCCCCTTCCGCCGACACGCGGTTGGCTGTCATGGGTGAAGCCACCAGGATTGCCGAGCTACGGCACGACCGAACTGTGCTGGACAAACTTAGCCATGCCGTGCCGTCACTTGGCTTGTGAGCGGTGCAATGGCGACAAAGAGCAGCACCCGACACAGAAGCCGCTGCGCCTGATTGAGTGGTGCCTTAGCTTTGCGCCAAAGGCAGAAACCGTTTTAGACCCATTCATGGGCAGCGGCACGACCGGCGTGGCCTGCGCCCGGAGGGGGTTGCAGTTTGTCGGCATCGAGAGAGAGGAACGCTATTTCCAAATTGCGTGCAGGAGAATTGAAGATGCCTATCGTCAGGGAGATATTTTCGCTGACAAGGTTCCAAAGACTGAGCAAATTCAGGATTCTTTGCTATGAGGCCCATACCCCATTTGATCCCAAGTGTGAATTCGGTGGCAATTTGCGCACAGCAGTCGAAGGTTTCCTACGTTAGCTTTCCAGTCGCGGAATCGGTAGTTCCAAACGCTTGTGCGGCCCTTGTCTCGCAATTTCATAGCGGGGTCAATGTGGTCGTTAGGTGCCTGCTATCCGTGCGGCGTTTTGTTTGGGGAAGGCAGTTTGTACGGGCCAGGGCCGAAAGACGAAACGGGGTGTCGGCTCCCAATTGGGCACGATGGACCGCACGAGTTCGTAGCAAAAAGCGGAGCCGTATTCAACTGGGAAACAGATTTTGAATGCGAATGCGATCATTGCATGCGAGCGGATGGAGATTTCTGCTCAATCTACTGGCCGGCACCTAACGCCGCCGATAAGGGGCGCGCGTCCCGCTTGATTAAGATGTTAGGCATTGTATGAAAACATACTACTGGACCCAAAAATGGAACGCGCAACGTATGACATGCGCGGAGCTTGTGACAATACTGGAGCGCCAAGGAGGATGGCCAGGTTGTATGGGCGGACGCTGTTTTGTGGAAACGGAAGGAGAAGAACCAAATGAGATTGCAGAATCATGGGATTGGATTCAGGCGCAGAAAGGAAACAAGAAATTGTGGGTTCTTTCTTTTGAAGATGATTCCGGTACGTTCGTTGATGCTTAACGCCGAGCTAACCGGCGCGAACGATTTTTCGCGCGTCCGATGGAATGACGTGTTAGCCGCGACACGCTAAAACGTGGTGCCATTGAAAATGAACAGCATGGAAACGGCGATTCAGCCGAAGATTACCAGCTACTGCCAGTTGAGCGAGGCGAGCCCGCTTGAACGACTTGTTATTCCCGTGTCGGTTGCGGTAGTGCGGCCTTTCATTGAAGAGCACCACTACAGCAGAAGCATCAACGGCTGCAAGGTGAGCATGGCGTTCGCGCTTTACGAAGCTGGGGAGATGGTCGGGGCGGTGCTGTTCGGGCCATTATCAACGACGGCGTGGAAACGCTACGGGGAAAAGGAAGGCGACGTGGTTGAACTTAGGCGGCTTGTATGCCTCGATCACTGCCCAAGGAACACTGAATCTTGGCTGATTGCGAAATGCCTGCGCATGCTGAAGCGGCAAACGACCTACAAGATTTGTGTGAGCTACGCCGACCCGTACCACGGGCATTGCGGAACGATCTATCAAGCGGCGAACTGGAACTACGAAGGGCAGACAGCCCCGGATGTTTTACTTCAAACACCAGACGGCAGGCTTTACCATTCTCGGGCTTTGAGGACGAAGTACAACGGCGACTTTAAGCCGTTCGTTAAGCGGCTCCGGAAGCTGCAAGAGGATGGGCTTTTGACGGAAGTAGCAGTGCCGGGAAAGCACATCTATACCTACGCGCTAACGGGGAAGCAACAGCCAACACGGCGGCAGTATCCGAAGCGGCATAACGACCGCGATCAAGGCGCTGGCCGAAAAACTGAAACGCAAGCGGGCGATGCTAGCCAAACAGAAGGCCAGCTAACACAGGCGTAAACGGCCTTGCGCCGGGAAAGGACGAGCAATGAATCGCTCCCGGCGTGAGAACTACCTCTACTGTGCCACAGCCTTCACCAGCGCCGCGTGTTTCTCCGCGCACTCAGAGAGCTTGCCACTCGACTCCACCAACTTCGCGGCCACCTCTGGGAATGTCCCGGTTAGGAGTGGACTCGGGCGTTCGCAGGGGCTCAGAAGGTTTGCTGGGATCGGCGGGCGCGGCACTTGCGCCGGATATGGCTCGGTTGAGCAGCCCAAGGCCAGCAGGGGTAACAGCGCAGCGAGCACAATCTTGGGGAATTTCATGGACTACCTCCACGGCTTTTTCGCGATAAACGGTCTGGACTCGAGTGCGGGTGACTTCAAATCCGGCGGATACCTCCGCATCCTGTCTTGCAATTTCTTGCGCCTGGCTTGTCGCGCGTTTAACAGCCGCTGCACGATCCAGAGCACAAGTGCGCGTAGCATTAGCGTGGCCACGAGAGTAGCCAGCAGCGCCAACAGAACCACAAACAAGCAGGGCCACAAGGGCATAGATAGCAAATTGCTCCATTTCATCTTACCTCCTGAGCCAGAACAAAACAATAAAGATAGCGGCTATAGGAGCGCCAATCCCAGCTCCGAGAGCAAACATTACCAACTCGGTTGTGTTCATGCTTGACTCTCCGGCTTGAGCTTGAGCGCAACGCCCACGCCGCCGAAGAGCGCGCCGACGCCAATGCCGAAGTTTTGAAAGTCGAACGGCTGCGGCGCGGGCCCGAACCAGCGCACCACCACCCAGATTTGCAGAGCCAGACCGATAATTACCGAGACCAGCGCCAGCACGCGAATGGCATCAATCGTGCTGTTATCACTCTCCGTAAGCATATCCAGGAGTTTCATCACATCACCTCAATCATCACAGTTTCCCCGCGATTAACGGCTGCTTCAATCCTTCCGTAAATCGGGCCAAAGGCCAGTCTGCTTCCATCGATCCAGTCACCACCTCCCCAGTGCTGACCCACCAGCAGACAGCCTTCGGTGTCCGCGTCCGTATTCCCTGGATGAATTCTAATCCCCGAGAAGCCGGGTACATCCACCAGCAAGGGCATAACTTTCCCGAAGCGCTGAGACCAGTTCATAATCACCCGGTAGGTTCCGGTCGGAATGGCGGTCTCCCCTGCGATTTTCCACGTCTCAACAGCCTGCCCAGGCACTTCTCTTACCGCGTCCTCGAGGGTGAATCCAGCCGGTTCCCCGTCAATGCTAATTTTCCCTACAGTATACTCGGGCTCTTTATGAATCCTATCCACAGTGATTCTCACATCAGCTCCTCTCATAAACAACACTCGTTGCAAAACCCTTTGCCTGCAGCAGCGGAAGGTCATCCTCCAGCCTTTTCCCAATGTCTGTTCGATAGATAGGAGAATTCGGGATTTCCAATTCCTTTACCTGGGCGTAAGCCCGCGAAACCGCTCTGTCTACCGTTGATCCAGTTCCACTAGCCACTAGCAGGTAATCGCCGGCTGAAACAAACAATTCCTGCTCAACAATTTTCCCGTCCTGCATAGCAGGAGCTTTTCCCGCCATCATCGAGACTGGGTGGATGTGCTCCAGATCCTCAAACCCATAGACCGGGATTCCATGTACCTCTTGCTGCGTCACATGCGAGTAAGGAAAATCCGGGATTGCTACCACCACCCCGCAGGCCACATCCCCTTTCACCTTCAGGGTATCCCTTCCCTCAAGCGCGTCCGCCATCCACTCCACCGGGTCTCCCTGATGCACAGCTTGCTGGATGTTGAAGAGAGGCCAACCTGGCCGCATTGTCCATTCCATCGGACGAAGGCCCCCTTTCTTATCCATAATCACAGATATATCCACATACCCAATATACCCGAGAGCCAGCAGCATCTCCGTCGCCGGAATGAGAAGCTCTTCCGCCAGCTGGCTCTTCCCAGTGTACTTCAGCACCGTTCCCATTTCCCCTGTGTTCGGGCCTGTGTTGTCATTCCCGAGTTTCTTGTGCTCAAAGTTTTCGCACCAAGGGCCGATCCATCCCTCACTTCCCATCCACCCACCCACAGCCACTTCAACTCCGCCCACAAATTCCTGGAGAAGAAACGCTCCCTGCGCAGCACCCACTTTTTTCCATCTCTCAAACATGTAGCACATATCCGCAGGAGACTTCGAGACATACGATAATGCTTTATCTTTATCTCCATTAGGCTTCGACACATATCGTTTGAGGGTTTCCCTGACAAGCGCTTCCGCCTCGTCGTAGTTCGAGAACTCTGTCGAGGGGATCATATCCATCCCGCACTGCCGCATTACCTTCATCCCCACTTTCCGGTCGAGTTCCCATTCCGCTGCTGCCTTCGTAGGCCCGAAAATGGGATAGCCTTTCTGGTGATACCAGTCGAGGTCTCCCATCCATCGAGCGTTGTCCGTCATAAACACGAGGTCTGCCCATCCAATGTGCTTCTTCCAGTCGCCTGTGAGTGTCACCAGCCCATCTCCGATGCGCGAAGGTTTCTTGTCGGCGCGAGGGCCGCAGGCTAGCTTAACATCATGCCCCGCGAGCTTCGCACGCAGCGCGAGGTCAAGCCCGCAGCCAATCGGATCAACGATCAGAACTTTCATCTTCACTCTCCAAATACAGTTTACGAGCCTTCGGAGAAGCAACTCGAAGGTAGTCGATCAGTTCCTCGCCCGGCATCTTGTCCAGTAGCTGGGCTTGTGTCTCC